TCCAAGGATTTCAATGTTTATGACGACATCAAACAAAAACTCGTTGCGACGGGAGTGAAACCGGAGGAAATCGCCTTCATCCAAAACACCAAGAACGAGAAGGAGAAGGATGCTCTCTTTGAAAAGGTGCGCAAGGGCGAAGTCCGGGTGCTTCTTGGTTCCACCCTGATGATGGGGACGGGAACCAACGTGCAGGACAAGCTCATCGCCCTCCATGACCTGGATGTGCCGTGGCGACCCAGCGACCTCGAACAGCGGGCAGGGCGCATTATCCGGCAGGGCAACGAGAACAAACATGTGCAGGTGTTCCGCTATGTGACGGAGGGAACTTTTGACGCTTATCTCTGGCAGATTATCGAGAGCAAGCAGAGGTTCATTTCCCAGATAATGACCTCCAAAACTCCGGTGCGCTCTGCTGAGGACGTGGACGAGGCCACCCTTTCCTATGCGGAAATCAAGGCCATTGCCGCCGGAAATCCCCTCATCAAGGAGAAGATGGACATTGACGTGAAGCTGGAACGGCTGAAGATGGCCAAGTCCGAGTACCTCAAGAGCCATGAGCGTCTGGAGTGGGAATTCCGTCACTACTATCCCAAGCAGTTGGAGTCTGCCAAGGCTCTGCTGGCCAGTATTCAGAAGGACAAGGCCACCATCGAGGCGCACACCAAGACCAACGAAGCAGGAGAGGAGGCGTTTTCCGTCACCCTGAACGGCAAGACCTACACCGACAAGAAGGAGGCCACCAAGCTCATCAAGGAGATTCTGGAGAAGAACAACAACTCCCTGCGCAGTCTGGTTGGGGAATACAAGGGCATGAAGCTCCATGTGGAGTTCGAGCCTCAAATGCTCCGGGATGTGCTGGTGATGTCGGGGGCTTCCGAAACCCGGCAGACGGTGAGCCAGATTCCCGGTGACAATGTGAACCGCATTGTGGATATGGCGGCGAAGTACACCAAGCTGGAGGAACAGCAAACCCAGAAGGTGCAGGAGCTGACGGAGAAGCTGGCTTCGGCGGAGAAGGAACTCAACACCCCCTTCCCGCAGGAGGAGGAATTTGAACGGCTCTCCCTGCGTTCAGCAGAACTTGCCGTACAGCTTGCGGAGGATGCGGAAAAAGAATCCCAAGAGAATATCCAGAACGAGAAAGACCGCCGCATCCACACCATTTTAGACGAACAGCCGGAAACGCCCTGCGCCAAGTGCTTCTTCGCCTTTGCCAAAAAGCGGCTCCAGCCGCCGGATTGGCTGTGGCCGAAGAGCGCCGAGCAGAACGCCGTGAAGCTCCTCATCGACAAGGGCTTTACCAAGGATGACGTGGCCAGCACCATGATGCGGTTCTCCCCTATGGTGCCAAGCCGGGAAGACGTAGCGAACATCATTAACGCCTATACCAGACAGGCAGCGTCCTGCCGGTAGGAGATATGTTTTTATTGGACGGGCTGTTTGCCAATCGGCAGACAGCCTCTTCCGTATATCATCCAAGGTTCCTGAGAAAAATTGAAAAAATAAGATTTTTTTTGCCTCAGGTTCACAAATTAGGGGTGTCTGTCTTTTTTATATATATGGGAGGGTAAATTTGGGGACTCTGAACGCCCCAAAGTATCGTCTGGCAGAGTCTCCGCAACAAAGGAGGCGCAATCATGCAAGACGACACAAGCAGTCCACAACCATCAGTGGCGGTGTTCCAGTTTATCAGCTTCGTTAAAAAAGCCGTCTTTTACGCCGTCCATGACTTTGACAAGATTCGTGGACGGCGGTATGACCACGAATTCCTGCCGGATGATGGCGACATTTCCAGCGCACCATCCATGCAGAAGTGGCTGGAAGCCAGAACGGAACAGGAAGCCTATCTTTTTATGAGGTCTGACGGAAAGGGTGAGCCGATGCTGATCTATAGGACAGACCTTGCTGAGGCTATGGAGGAACTGGCTCCCAATGAATTGGATTTTCTCATCAAACACTTTCAGGAGGGGATGCCTGTTGCCCTGTACGCTGCCGAGGAAGGCATCAGTCCCAGCATGGCATTTCGTCGGAAGAAGAGCATACTGCACAGGCTCTGGACATCAATCACGAGGAGGATGAAGCAAGATGAGCGTAAAAGCAAAACATACGAGGAAAAAAATGGTGAACAAGCATAGGCGTACCCATGTAAGTGTGGTGGACTTTGATGAGCGGGACATCATTGCGGCGCAAAACGGAGATACCGATGCCTGGTACCGGATTCGCGCTCACTTCATGCCCGGCATTCGGAGCCTGGTCTATCGGTACCGCCCCGGTTATACGGCACAGGACTATCGTGACAGGCAAAATGTAGCGGAATCGGCATTATTGGAGGCCGTGATGAAATTTGATTTCCGTAATTGTGAGGAGGGGGATTATGACGTTGGAGGATATGAGGGCAGTTGACCCTCGAACGGTGGACAGAGAAACGCTGGTGGAGCGAAGCACAGTCCATGTGGATAGAAATGCGCCAAGGGAAGAACGCTGTCGCCAGTTTATGGCGCAGATTGGGAATCCCTACTGTTATATGGACGGCAAAGTCAAGGTAAAAATCAGCTTCACCGCCACGGAACGCACCATGGATGAGTGTATCCGCAGCTATCTGGCGGGCATCTGACGAATAGAAATCTCTGGCACGGGGAGCGATGCCATTCGCTCCCAGCAGGAAAAATCGGTGTTGACAAGTCCGGGCTATCTGCGCTAAGATGAAGGTGGCCAAAGAAACAGGACTTGCCGCGACACAGAGCTAGTCCCCCTTGGGGACAGACCTTTGTTTGCGGCTTGTTGTATTTCATACGACATCAGCCTCGGTTTTTCTGATTTGAGGATTTCTATCTGTCAGAAGAACGGAGGCTTTTTTCTATGCCCAAAACCAAAACGGTTTATCGGACAGCCATTTATGCGCGGCTGTCCAAGGATGACGGCGACAAGGCCGAGAGCAACAGCATTGCCAGCCAGAAAGCACTTTGCGAGGAGTATATCACAAAGCACGTCGATTTGGAGCTGGTGGAGACCTTTGTGGACGATGGCTACAGCGGGGTGGATTTTGAACGCCCTGCCTTCCATAAGATGGAGGATGCCCTGCGGCAGGGGAGGGTCGATGCCGTGCTGTGCAAGGATCTTTCTCGCTTCTCTCGCAATTATATTGAGGGGGGACGGTATCTGGAGAAGGTGTTTCCCATGCTTGGGGTGCGCTTCATCGCCATCAACGACAGTTACGATACTTTGACCGAAAATCCCCAATCTCACTCGTTCCTTATCCCCTTCAAAAATCTTATCAACGACACATATTGCAAGGATATATCGGTGAAGATACGGACAAATCTTGACGTGAAGCGCCGCAAGGGGGAATATGTCGGCTCCTATACGCCCTATGGGTACAGGAAAGACCCGCAGGATAAAAACAGGCTCATCGTGGATGAGGAAGCGGGGGAGACTGTCCGGCAAATTTTCTCCTTTTACAAGGACGGCATGAGCATTGGGCAAATCGCCGATCACCTGAATGAGCTTGGAGTGCAGTCTCCTATGGAGCATAAGATAAAGAGCGGCATTCGCTTCGAGACGAGCTTCAAGACCGGGGAAGCGGCCAAGTGGTCATACAATGCAGTGCGCCGCATCCTCACCAATGAGGTCTATATCGGGATTCTCGCCCAAGGGAAGCGGGGGACTCCCAATTACAAGGTGCATGTGGTGCAAAAGCGGGATGAGAGTGACTGGATTCGGGTGGAGGACGCTCATGCGGCTCTCGTTACCTATGATGATTTCATGGCTGTCCGAAATATGCTGGACAGGGATGTGCGGATTGTCAGCACGGGCAGGGATGTCAATCCCTTTTCCGGCTTCCTGTTCTGCGGGGATTGCGGCCAGCCCATGATTCGGAAGGTGGTTTCTGCCAAGGATAAGAAATATTACTACTTTGTCTGCTCCACCCACAAGCGTCATGAGGGGTGCAGTCCTCACAGCATGAGCGTAACGGAACTGATGAGAACCGTCAAAAACGCCATTGCCAGCCATATAAGCCACATTCTCGACCTCTCACGGATGATGGACTACATCGCAAAGCTCCCCTCGGCCAATCGTCTTGTTATGAACTACGAGGCGCAGACGGAAAAGCTGGAGGAGGAAATCCAGTATCTTCACAGGATGAAGCTCCGCATCTATGAGGACTTGACCAGCGGCATTTTGGACAAACAAGAATATGCCGACTTCCGCCAGCAGTACAAGATTCAGATTGAGGAAAAGAATACCGCCTTGGAAAATCTACGGAGGGAGAAAAAGAATGCCTTGCTGACAGGGGAGACAGAAAAGGTTTGGGTGACGCTCTTTCGTCAGCATGAGAATATCGAAGAGGTCAATCGCCGTGTCCTGATGGCGCTTATCGACAAAATCTTCATCTACGAAGGACATACCTTGGAGGTGGTCTTTCGCTACCGGGACGAGTACCAGCGAATGAGCGAGTTTGTGGAGCATCATGCGGAATTGTTGCCGTCGGTAACTGAGGAAGCGAAAATTCCGCAGATAGGACAGGAGGTGTGAGGCATGGGCAGAGGAAGAAAAAGCCGCAGGTATCGCAATCAGGCCGATGTGGAGGCACAGCCCCAGAGCAGTATGCCTACCGTCTATCCCACGGCTATCTATGTGCGGCTCTCAGTGGAGAACCTTGGCCGGGATGACAATGGTGCGGCCATTGAGAACCAAAAGGACGTGTGCCGGGAATACATCCGGGAGTGTCCCGACCTTCAACTGGTCAGGATATACGAGGATAACGGCTGGACGGGAACCGTCATGTGCCGTCCTGCCTTTGAGGAAATGCTGGAAGATGTGAAAAACGGCACCGTCAAAGCTATCGTAGTGCGGGATCTCTCCCGGTTTGCCCGTAACTACATCGAGGCGGGGACGTATTTGGAAAGCATTTTCCCGGACTTGGGGGTAAGGTTCATCTCGGTGAAGGAAGGTCTGGACACACTCAAGGCCGGGGATGCTGCGGAATCGCTGATCGTCCCGCTTCAAAATCTCATCAACGACCTTTATTCCAAGGACATTTCCCGCAAGGTTGAGACTACATTGGCCATCCAAATGAGGGAAGGGGCATTTCGCTGGCGTTGCGTACCTTATGGCTACTGTAAAAATGAAGATGGTACAAACATCGTGCCGGATGCCCTTCGGGCAGACATTGTGCGGCAGATTTTCCAATGGAAAGATGAAGGACTGACCATTGCTGAGATCGCCCGCAGATTGAATGCGGCGGATGCCCCAAAATCGAATCTTTCTTTCAGCCAAGGAAAACCATGGTGGCCGATTATGGTTCACAGCATCCTGCGAAATCCCGCCTATGTCGGTGTTCGTGTCCTTGGGAAGGAACATAGTGCCATTTACAAGGGTATTCATCGGGAAAAGACCACGCCGGAGCATTGGCATATTTTCCCGGATGACCATGAGCCGTTAGTTCCCAGAGAGCAGTTTGACCAGATTCAAGCCATGCTGGACGAGGATGCGAAAAAACGCCATGACAGTATGCGGCAGACCGCCAAGGCAAGGGCAAAACTCAAGGATTTGTTCGAGGGAAAAATCTTCTGCGCCGACTGCGGGTATCGTATGTACTACAGCCGTCACCAATTCCGTCAGAAAGAGAGGGGATGGTACGGTCGCTATCTGTGCAGCTCTTACCAGACCAAGCGTGTAGGCCATGACTGCACCAGCCACTACTTCGCCCAGAAAAATCTGGAGGCCAAGGTACTGGCAGTTATCCAGACCCATATCAGGATTGGCCTTGACTATGAGAAGCTGATTGCGAGCTTTCAAGGCAGTGACAGAGACAGGGAGAAGCGCCGCAGCTTTGATGCAGCCATACGCCGCGCCTCGCAAAAATTGGCAACCGCGCAAAGAAAGCGTACCAGGCTGTATGAGGATTACGTAGCCGGAATACTGGACGAATCGGAGTACCTCTATGCCAAGAAATCCTATGAGGGGGAAACCGAGAAGTGGGACAAACAT